AGCAAAGGCTAATGCTCAAAGAGTACATAGCGGAGATTTCTTTGATCTCACACTTGGCAACTTTACCAGACAAGATGTCAGTTGGGTTAGGCATCTGTTTAGCAACACGACGGTGTGCCATAAACTTAACGGCAAGTCCTTCACCAATAGCACCAGCAACCAAATCAGTCAATGTACGCTCGTCCAAGTCGTCGTCTTTGAGCAAGTCGCTGACAAAGGACCAGCTACGTGGAGTAGCGAACGCACGGCTTGAAGATTTTGGATCAAAGTCGTACAAGTCTTGTTTAGCAAAGCCAACATAACCCACAACCTGCTCGTGTAGTTTATTGTTAACAGCCCACTCTTGCCAATCTTCAAAGTCGGATTTCAATTCAATATGAACAAAACGGTTAGCCAACGGAGCAGGCATACGATAAGTAACGCCTTTGTCAGTTTCACGGTTACCAGCAGCAACAATACTAACACCTTTTGGCAGTTGATAAGTACCAACACGACGATTCAATACCAATTGAAAAGCAGCGGCCTGGGTAGCAGGAGCAGCAGAGTTCAATTCATCCAAGAATAGGATAGCAGTAGACTCTGGATCAGTGGGCAATTCTGCAGGAGGAGCCCAAGTCATAGTATTCTCATTGCTATTGTAATATGGAATACCTTTAATGTCAGTAGGTTCCCAAAGGCTCAAACGAACGTCAATAACTTCTCGACCTTGTTCATCACCAATTTGTTTAACGATATCGGATTTGCCAATACCGGGCGGGCCCCACATGAACACAGGACGTTGGATCTTGACACATTTACGGATACTGCGTTTTGCCTCGTTAGGAGTAACAGTACGATTTGCGCTCATTGCTTCTGCCATATTCTAATCTTTCTAAAAAATTAATTGGATATTGTAAACAGCGTTTTACTGCTTCAATACGTTAATTATACAGAGATTTCGCAGAAATGTCAAGAGATTTTTAAACTATTAGCCTTGGCTCTAGAAAACTTTTCAATGTTGCCAGAAAACAACACTAGTTGTATGGCCATTTTATCATCAAAAACAAATATCTCTTTATTGGTTAGATACCATGGGCAGTCTATAAAATGGTCTAACCAAATTACCAGTTGATTAGTATAATAAAATTCTTCTTGGAAACGGACTTTATGTGATTTAATATGTTCAGAAAGACATTCAAATCCTTTTTCGGTAAGTCTCATACCGCCATGATCTTTTTTACGAGTATTTTGCCACCATGTAGCAACTAGACGACGTATTGTTCTATCGTCTGTGGCCAATCCCATTTGATCAGCTACGTATTTGGTTATTTCAATCTTGTGGTTCATCTAACAACTTCTCTCCAGTAGTTAGTTTAAAAACGGAGAAGTCAGTTGTATTGAACATTTTGTTGAGTTTTTCAGCAAGATTAAAAGCATGACCGGCATTAGAAAAAGAAACTTTTTTATATTTTGGGCCTAGCTGCTGAGCCACTATACTTATTATTTTTAAATTAATGGGTCGATCTTGATAAAATACTGCCCAAATGGCTTCTGCTTCTAAAACTTGTTCAGTTTTATAAGTTTTCTTATTAGTTAGTTCTAACAAAACTTTTGGTCTTGGTCTTGACACGATATACGCTCTCCATTTAGTGCGTATATATTTATCAAAAAAAAACTCTAAAATTGACCGCCGTTGACCTCTATTTTGATGTCATCTAACGGTGATGATTCCGTATTTCCTGCTAGCCTAGTCATTACCATGCTTAGACTATTTTGTAGATCTGTTGCTTCTTTGATAGACAACGTAAGATTACGTTGATTGGTTTTGATAGCAACTCTTGTTTTTTCCAAGAAATCCTCAATAGGCAATGTGTTTAATTGTTTCATATTTTATTTAATCTATTTAAAACAGTTTTCATTTCCTGCGCTGTCTTGAAAGGACCTTGATATGGATTACGCTCTAATGTAATTAATTTTGGGCAATAGCTTTTTAGCCATCCTTTCTGGAATTGAATTACATAGTAGCCTGCACAATATCTACTTTTACTTTTTAGATTTTTAGTATACAGAGGTAATCTTAGTTTGATATTGTATACAGGATTAAACGGTTGTGTTCTACAAGGGTAATCGTAGATACTATGTGTATCTGAGTCTGTGGATATCTTCTTAGATTTTTTAATACCTTCTTCGAACATCACAATATCTAACTGTGACTTAATATCGTTAAGACTCTTAAATCCTGTAGCATATCCTTTTCTATAGAACACATATCCTTTAGATGCCTTTGATATAGCCCCTACTTTTTTACCATTATGTTTAACCAACCATTCTTTGTTAGGAACTAGAACTTTTGCTGTGGAATTCATGCTATATATCTCGCGTTAAGTGGTTCTGCGTAACTTTGTATCTGCTCACTGATCTTAATCAAATCGTATTCAGAACATAGTTTTAACAGACGTACTCCAACTTGTGGAATATTCTTTTCTGCTGTTGTGGCAGTTTCAATTGTTTCTTTAATCAATACTTTAACATTATCTGGTTGCGCAGTCAAGTCGCATAATAGTACATTACGTTGATAGTCGTCTAATACACGATGTTCAACACCTTCGTGATCTGACCAACGCTGGAGCATGAGATTGTTCCAATTATATCCGCGGCTTTCACGATCAGCAAACGCATCACGGAGACCAACTTTATTCTTTGTGCCTTTTTCACGCACACCCGGATAAGCAGAAAAGATGTTATCACTTGTATCGCCACGCATGCACTTCTCAAATAGTAACCATGCTGGGTCTGGTGCGCCTTTTGCTTCGCCGGTTTTCTTATCTTTAACAGGCTTACCCTTTTCATCAAAGTATCCTAGATGTGTGGTTGTGATCTGCATCACACCATTATATTGTCGAACATTTGGAGCAATCAGCTGTGCGAAATCTCCGTCTGTTGAAATGATCACATGACTATCACTAGGATGACTTTGAATCCAGCCAGCAATAAGATCATCTGCTTCCAACTGCGGATGTTGTAATACGGTACAGTTAGTCTTGTTGGTAATATAATCTTTAAACTGATCAAACGTTTCCCAGAACACACGATCTTCTTCTGCTTCACGTGGACTCTGAGCAGCACGAGCTTCTGTACGTTGACGCTTATAAGGAGCATATACATCCTTGCGCCAGCTACGCCCCTCTAAAAAGAAGATCACATGATCACCTTTAAAGTCTTTCCATGCTTTACGTACACTGCCTAATACAGTGGCAAGGCTCATACCAATCTTATCATTAAGATCACCGCGAGTGGCATGCCGAGCACGAAAAAATGTATTTGCTGTATCTACAAGAATATATGTTTTGTTCATTAAGAAATCTCTGTTCGACCATCACCAAGATTGTTAACATTGATATAGCCAGCACCTCTACGACTCATATCAATCTCTTCTTCTGCTCCTACATTTCGGCAAAGTTCGCTAAACCACGCATCAACTATGGCTTCGTCTGTTTCACCTGTGTATCCAGCAGTACGTAATTGTAGCACAAAGTATTCATTCCAGTCAAGCTCAAAAAACCCATTGCGAATATTGTCTTTATTAACATGAGTATTCAATACAGCAACCCATGGCTCTTTCTTTTCTGTGGCAATTTCTTTTTCAGTTTTTGGCACTTCAACAGGAGGAGGCGCTTCTTTAACTTCTGGTAATTCTTTTATACCAAATAATTGTTTGATAAATTTGTTCATTTAAGTACCCCATTCATTTTTAAATAGTGGCACTTGTAGTCTATCACTATAACGTAATCCGTGTTTCATTGCCAACAATGCTACATTCTTATTGTTCATAGAATATACATTTTCTACACCGCCTACTGGCATTAGGTAAACGTGTCCGATAAATCCTGCCTTGCGATATTCATCAATAGCACGTTCTGCATCTTCGAAGTCTTCCTGTGTGGCAATAACAAACTTCAAATATGCTGTGCCATAATCTTCATACTCACATACACGTTCTGGTTTAATAGCATCTTCCCAACGCTCTCCACTACATGGTAGTTTGGCACTTACGCTGAATGTAATGTCTCTATAGAAGTCAACATCGTCACAATGATATTTCCATGTATGTAAGTATTGTTTGAATTCTGTGGTCAACTTCATTGTACCATTTGTCTCAAAAGTGATCTCTTTAAGACCTTTCATCTTAGGATGCTTCAACAAATCTGGATATTGTTTCTGCCAACCCAGCAATGGCTCACCACCTGTAATAACCAAATGCTCGTCACGCCATTCTCCGTGCGGAAGTATTTCCATGATACGTTCTACAATAGCATCCACAGTCAGCATTGGACTTAGATCCTTAAAGCGTGGATCCCAACTGGCATAACTATCACAGCCTGTACTAACTAGTGGTAGTTGTTTGTAGT